GAATTCACCCAATCCGTCAATATATTACACGATGGTGATGATCCCACCGCAATATTTTGATAGCTGAAAAGCACTATCATCAGTGCGATTAAGAACTGCCGCCTTTGAGGGCAGACAGATCCGGGTATATATTTCGCTTGCGGACGACTTCTGGAGTAACAAATTGATATTGCACATGAATAACACCTTCATGGAAAGTGGATCCATATGTTAATTTGTACTTGCCAAAGTCTCCGGCTAAACCAGATGTTCCTGACAGCATATTCAATTGTTCTTGGTTAAACATATATGCGTACGTGGAAGCCCACCCCCTCCACAAAATGACTGCGGAAAAGTGGTGGTTTGGAGAAAAAACACCTGTACGGTGCAACACATCTTTAACATTATCATGACTAAACATGCCTGGCTCACGAGCGATGTTTGATGTCACCATAGTTTTCAAGGTTTCCATATCTAGTACACCTATGATACGGAAAAGGTGTTTTGACGGCTGAAAGCCAGGAGGCATGCGGTCAAATATCCTTATATAATTAGCTGCTGCAACATGGATTGAACGCGCTGCTTGATAACATAAATCTCCCACTGAGAGGAGAGCCCTTTGGGGATTAGAAAAATCATTCTCTGATACCGAAATCAGATTCTTACCATAAGCAGACGAATTGCAATAATAAAAAATATCATATGAGTCACCAACTAAATCGCAATTCAAAGATTTAGCCATGTATTTTATCAAAGCTACTGTCAATGGTCGTTTTTGGTTCCCGATCATGACACGGACATTGTCCAAAACAGAAGCAGTTTCGGGAATAAAAATAAAAGCACATACTATCACTCCATAAGGTAGCAAGTCTTTCAAACTTTTCCCTCCTAGCAATACAGACTTGGTAACAAACACAATGGCCTTGTGCGTATCCCTAGTCAATTCGCGTTCAGCTAGATCCGATGCCAAATAGGCTTCAGACTTTCTTTCAAAGTTTCGAAGCTTATCGAAGAAAGCTTCGGTGATGTTATTAGCACCACCAGATTGATTAGCAAGTGTACCAAGCTTGACTTTTTTAATTGCATCAAACTTGGAAATAATACTTGGTCCTTCGTGAGCGCAAAGGAGCTCATGATGAAGCCGAACAAACGTAGCAGTGTCTACTTCCATGTTGGTCAGATCT